CTCGAGCATTGCCAGCATCGTCTCGCAGATCGCGCCGACGAACTTGTCTTGTGACCTGTTCGCACGCTCCAACGCCTGAAGCCTTGCGTCGGTCGTGGTCGCCTGATCTTCAAGCGACTTGATTCTGTCCTCATTCTTTTTGCTCCGGCTGCTGTTTCGGACGCGCTCAATGACCGCCAGCGCACCGCCGAGCGTGACGATAGCCCCGGCGATAGCAAGTAACGCCCGAACGAGCTGCGTAAATCCTGCCGCGTCCATCACATCCCGCCCCCGATCTTCTGCAGGACTTTCGCGGTGATCGCGTCCTGCAGCTTGTTGAGTGTCTTTTTCTGCGTGTTCCCGAACTCGATCTCGCTGATCCTGTTGAGGATCGCGTCGTAGGTGTACGATATGACGCGCGTCTGAAGCTCAACGCCGAGCCGTTCGTCGATAACGTCTATCACGTCGCCGAGTCCCGCCGTAAAATCAACGTAAGCCTTGATCGTGTAGTTGACCGCCGGGACTTTGTGAGCGTCAAGATATTTCTGCGCCTGTTCCCGCAGGTCTGCCACGAGTGCCGCCTTGTATGCCGCCTCCGTCGGATAGTCCTCTTCTTCGATCGTCTGATCGAACGAGACCGTTCTGTCATAAGGGATCGCATAGCCGACCGACGCGGTCATATAGATCGCCGCCGACGGATCGACCGCATTTAAAAGAATCCCGTCTTTGCCGACCGGCAGAAGCTTCGTGACGACCTCGCTCCAATCCTCCGTGACGGTGATCTCTTCGATGTTCTTTCCGTACCGGACGACGACGCCGCGGTCTTCGCCGATCTCGGTCGCGTATCTGATCTCCCACTTATCACGGACGACGTGACCGCCCCAGCGTTCAAGCACGGTTCCGATCGCTTCGGTCAGCGGCGTTCTCACGCACCGGAAATTCCCGGTCGAACCGCCCGCCGTGCCTGTGATCGTAAACGGGGACGTTGACAGCGTTCCGCCGTTCAGCTGCGTCAACGCCTGTTTTGCCGTTTTGTTCACAACGTTCGTGTCGGGGATGATGAGAGAATCCCCGTCGAAATAGACGTGTTCCGCCTTGACCTTGCACCCGGTCGCCGTCTTTTCAAATTCACGCACCCGGAACGGCTGGATGTCGTCGAAGATATCAACCACGAGCAAACGCCCGCCCGCGAAAAGGTCAGCCTGTGTCAGCCCCGTTTCAAGCTCGAGATAATATTCGCCGCCGTCCTCGTTCTTGACGGTCGCCGTCCGCGGCTGAATGATCGCATCGCCGAGCGTTGTGAAGTTTGTGTCAGCGTTTTGAAAAAGTCGAATCATACGCCCGCCGCCTTACGAAAACGAAACGCCGACGTTCATATGAACCGTGACCGGCGAACTTGAGACAAGGTTTGTGAAGTCCGTCGTTCTGCGCATCTGCACCCGGATATAGTGATCCGAAACCTTCGTCGCGGAAACGGTCACGCCTGATTCCTGCGTCCAGTCCGTCGACGCGAAATGTCCGTCGAGATATTGGACGACGATTACAGGCGTTCCGCCGTCCGTACCGAGTCCGACACTCTTCACCGTGCCCGTGCAGGTCGTGACCGTCACGGTCGTGATATCCTCCATTGATTTCGGCGTGTAAACATCGAATGAGACGAGCGTCGCCGCCGTCGCCGATCCCGCCGTGCTTAAATCGTCAATCGCGAACGTGTCGCCGGTCGCATATTTCGCCCCGGCGGAAACTGCCGCCGAAATCGCCGCGTTCATCTGTGCCGTCGTTACTTCTCCCGGATCGCCTTTTGCCCCGTTTGAACCTTTGAGCATCACGACCTTGATTGACCCGATTGTCGTCTGATTGTCGAGATTCATCTCTTCCGCCCCCTTATTGAATCATAAGCGTTCCGCGCAGGAGCGTGAACGCGTCGTCGTTGATCGTCACCGTGAGTGTATACTCGTATTCCCCGAGGTCTACCGTCGCTGTGTCTACCGGCGCGACCCGGACGATGTAAACGCCCGTTCCTTTTTTTTGTACACCGTCAACGAGTGATTTCTGCGCGACTGTCGTCCCATTTCGGCTGATTGTGAAAACTGCCGTTTCGAGATCGTTTGTGAACGGTGTCGCCGCGTTTGTATCGCTGAATAGTTCCACGCCGAACGAGAGCGTGTCCCCGCGTGTCATTGTCCAGTTTTCCATTATAACCACCTCGAAAAATTCTTGATCTCTGCCGTGATGATTCCGCCGCCGACGGAATCCAACCCGAGAAGATTCTCGCCCGGATGCAAAATCAGCCGCGTGAAATCTCCGACGATGCCCCGCAACGCGGTTCCCGATTCTCTGCCGTATGAATCGAACCACACCGCCCGCATCTCTTCAACGTCGAGCAGAACGCCGGTCTTCCCTGTTGGGATCGTGATCGTGCTGATTAACTCCCTGTTGAGCCTGATCTCAAACTCGCCCGACCCCGTGACGGTGATCGTCGGTTTTGCCGTTGTATTTCCTTTATTATCTATATCTATGTTGCTGAACGCGTCGGGATTCTCAACCATGAGCGAAACGTCCGTCGCGCCCGGCTGGATCGTCAGATAAACGTGATCGTAAGACCCGCCCCGAGTCCCGGTGATGTCGTTCACGCCGAGCGTCAGGATTGTTTCCATCCCGCCGAATGTGTTTGCGTTCGTGGGGATTATTCCGCGAATCAACCGGAACGAGCAACCGCCTGTCATATCCGCAGAAATCACGGTGATCTGTGCCGTGCCGGTTCCGGAAAATCGTAAAAACTCCGTCTGAAAAAGAATCGTCGTCAGTTCCTTTGCCGTCCCTGTAATTCTGATGCTCCGCCCGGATGCCGTCGCCGTCAGCCCGTTTCGCGTGATGCTCTGCGGAACGAACGAAACGTGACCCGGCGTCTGAACCGTTAGACTTTCGTCGACTGCGGAATACTTGAACGGCTGGACGCGAAAAGATACGGTTGCCGTCCTGAATCTTCCGAGCCGGTCGAAGTCTATGCCTTCATACTGTGCGAATCTGTATTTTTTGTCCGGCTCATTTGAAAATATGATTTCGCCATCCGTCGCGAAGAACGAAATCACTTCGTCGATGTCAAATTCGCCGTGAAGCCCGATCTTGACCTCTTTGTCGTAAGCTTCATATCCGAGCTTCGTGACGATTTCGCCGTCTCTGCCGTCGATCGTCGCGTCGTCCGTCCTCATCGCCGGTTTTGTGATCGCGGGCAACTCCTGCACCAGTAAGCCTTTGACGGCTCGCGAATTTTTTCCGTTTATAATAATAAAATTCCGTGCCAGCCGCTGAACCGGTGACGTGTTGATTCTCATTCCGTCGCCCCCTTATGCATAAACCGCCCGCGTCACGGTATCAATGACAAATTCCCCGGCTCTCTGCCCGTTCAATTCGACGTGAACCTCCCGGAGAGCCTGCTTAAACGCTTTGACCGTTTCGCCGTAATTCGCGCCGCCGCCCTGATTCGCGGAAATCTCCGCAGCGACTCTCTTGATCCACTGCGTGTTATTTTCGAGCGGCACGATCGCCTCTCTGCCCGCTTCACCGACCTGCACGACCGTCGGACGGTCAACAACGCCGCCTTTTGCAAGTCTCGGGAGGGATACCGTCGCCACGGTTCCAACGTTTACGCCTGGAATCAGGTTAATAAGCCCGATCGCGCCGTTAATAAGCCCGATCGCCCTGTTGATCACGCCCTCGACCATCGAGATTGCGCTGTTGATTCCCTTTTTGAACGCTCCGCCGACCGCATCGCCGATCTTCGTCCCGAACGCGGTGAATTTCTCCTTGATCGTGTTCCAAATACCGCCGAAGAACGACCCGACGCCGGAAAAAACGCCTTTGATCTTTTCCCACGCGTCAGCGAATTTCCCGCGGAACCAAGAACCAACGGTTGAAAAAACGTTCTTGATGTCGTTCCACCGGTCGCCGAACCACGAGCCGACCTTCGAGAACGCGCTCTTGATCGCCTCCCACGCCTCTTTGAATTTATCACCAAACCACTGACCGACGACGGAGAAAACCTCCTTGATGTTTTCCCATAGCTCTTTCAGGAGATCCAGCGCAGGCCCGGTGAAGAACTCGACAAGCGTGTCTATCAACTGCGGCAACGCCGCGGCAAGTTCGCCGATGATCATCGGGATCGCTTCGACGAGTGAGCGGAACAGTTGAACCGCCATTTTCAAAAATTCGATTCTGTTCCGCAAAAACAGCTCAATCATTTGTTTTATGATCGTCGGAAGCTGCTGCGTCAAATTCTGAATGATCGACGGCAAAGCGAGAATGATCGCGGAAAATAACTGACCCGCGCCTTTTATCAGCATCGGAATTCCCTTTATCAACGAGTCAATGATCTTCGGGATCAAATCGACGACCGCGTTCACGAGGTCGCTGATCGTCTGCGGATCACTGAACGCCTCAATGATCGCCGCAGCGCACTCGAACGCTGCGTCAAGCAAATCAGGCACCGCCGCAAGCAACGCCTGTACAAGCTGCGGAATGACTCCCACGACCGCGCGGACGATGCTCGGCAGCTCCTTCGTGATGCCGGTCAGCAAAGTTGAAAAAATCGAC